GGTTGGCTGGCACGTTAGCGTTGCCCGCCCTGATCGGTTACTTCGGTGATAACACGTCGTTGTCACGGCCAGCAAACACGATGGCTGACGGCTCGGTGGTGTTCGATCTAATTCAGGGTGAAGATCCTGAGGTCGAGACACCTACTGAGCCGATCGTGTTGGACATCCTCAAACCAAACCGAGCTACTGTTCCAGAAGATACGATGATGCGAGGTGTGGATCGTATCGCGAGCTTGACCTACACCTTTCAAGATTTTGAGCGGACACGCGAACCTAGCTCACGGCGAAAGTTCGTGTTCACCACCGAGACACTCGGTGAAGTCGCCGAGATGCAAGAGTGGTTCGATGGATTGAAAGGCCGACTGACGACGTTCTACATGCCGACGTACCAGAAGGACTTCACGGTGGTCTCAGGTCTGGGCACTGATACCCTCGTGGTGGAGAACATCGACTACACGAACAATGGCTTCTTACTTTCAGGTCGGCACGTCATCGGGCTGATCAACGCCGCGGGTGACATCACAGAAGCGACGATCACGGACGCCTCGAGTGATGGCGAGACAGAGACGCTCACACTCGATGTCGCAACGCCGACTGACACAGTGCTTGTGTGCTTCTTGCTCTATGTTCGATTGGAGAGCGACACCTTTGAGGTGATGTGGCAGAACGCCGCGGGACTCACCGAGATTCAGCTCGGGATGATTGAGTGTCCAGCAGAGCTCGCGCCGACCGAAGAGGAGTTCATCCCTGGTGATCCGGGGTCGCCACCCACCGGGCCGCTGGGTCCTCTTGATGAGGCGAGTTGTACTGCCAACGTGCCGAATGGTCAGAAAGACGTTCCGACCTTCTTCAACATCATTCTACGAGACGCTGATGGCCGCCGGCTGCGAACGAACGGCGCGGCGGTACCTAGTGGTGATGTCACCGGCGCGAACACTGCGACGGCGAGCTTCACGAATTTAGAGAACGGCTCCTTTCGCGGACAGTACACACCCACAGCTACTGGCACTGACTCACTGCTGCTGAAAGTCAACGCCATTAACATCAAGGATACACCGCACCTTAGTGTGGTTGGTACCACGCCGATCATTATTCCAGGTGCGATGCCTTTTGGCTTCTGGTCATTCTCGACGTTCGATGAGAGCATGGAATATCTCAGCAACATCACTTGCGTGTTGCACAACATTCAGCCTAATACAGCAGATGATTATCTGGACTCTGCCGCGGCGCATGACTGTCGAATGATCTTCAACCACCCGCGAGACCGGGTGAAGAGCGCGTCAGGTCAGTTTAGTCTTGACCGATTCAAAAGCGCATGCGATGATCTCGACGCAAATGGTACCTTCACGAGTCACGTCTCGAGCGGCACGCCATTCGTCCATATGATTATAGATGACATGGGCGCAAAGCATTGGGGTGGCGTGGAACCGCCGAAGTCCATCATCTCCTCGGCCTCGGCGTACTCACACTCCTTGTGGCCGAACATCAAGACGATGGTACGGAAAGCGCCACAAGAGTTGATTGGTATGACGGACATCGACTACGCCGCATGCTTGTACACGATTCTTCGTGGCAACATCGACGCTTATATGGAAGCGAATGAGCGTGCTGCTGGTATCATCGGATGCGACATCATGGGCGGCATTCACGTGGTGAACGGCGGCGACGGCTCGAGCGGTGTGCCTGGTACCGGGGAGCGTGACAGCTTCGCAGCGATGTCGGCGGCGGAAATAACTCGCTATGGGAAGCGAGTCGCTTCGTCGCCGCTGTGTAAGTTCTTCACAATGTTCCGGTTTCACAACAACACACCGCACCTCGTGACGTACTTCAATACCACCGCGATCCGAAACGCGATTGAAGATCTCGGAGACTTCTGCGCAGGAGAAGTTCGCTAATGGTCTACGGCGCGTTTGAAAACACTCGGCAGCAAGCCGCACCGGTAGAATTGTACAGACTCTTCTGGGGCAACCGTTCAGTTGCTGGCAATGCTGCTTCACCGCCAGATGAAGATGAAGCTGCAGGCGTTGTCTTCTTTGACGACTTCAACTACGACGATGCTGCCGCGGCTGAGGCTGCTGGTTGGGATCTCGACCCACAAGATTGGGGTGCTAGCACAACGTTTGCGATTGACGCCACCGGTGGTCAAGATGGCGGTACAGCGCTGAAAGCTTCAGTGTCTGAGGGTATCAAGCCAGACATTTTGGGGCCGCGTATCGCGTACACGGTGACTGGTCTAAATCCCACCGCAACGTACACCGTCAGCACGTTGTTCAAGTTCGGTGCTGGGTTCGCTACAGATGAGCCAATCAACCTGGCGTCCTACTTTCCCAGCTTCCGTGGTGGGTCTGCGTCGCGCAGCTTGTTTTTGACTGTTGATCCTGAGGTAGAACCGTACAGCTCAGGTGTGCAATACATCGGACAGTGGGGCATCATAGATCATTACAACCCGATTGAAGGTGGGTTGCTGATCATGAGTCAACCGAATGAGGCCGGTGAATTACTCATCGAGTATGAGTTTCACATCGTGTGCTGCTTGGTTGGTCACGACATGGAGATGTGGCTTGACAAGGTACGAGTAACCGGCCCACCGCTCGCGCCGCCTGATCCGCCGCCTCCACCGGTTGGGACGCCGCTGACGGAGCTGAACTACACCACGGCTGACGTACCCATCGAGTATCAGGGCAACACCTACATACCGATGATCGGTCATCGGACGCCAATACTCTCTGGCTCTGGTGAGCGACGCGCGTGCTCAGTAGATTTAACATTACCGCGTGATCACCCTATCTCGACATTTGTGCGAAGCGGGCGGACACCCATTGGTGTGGAGATCTACCAACTAGATCGTGGCGATCTCGAAGAGGCGGCGGTTCCGTTGCGTGGTCAGGTGATGCACGTGGAGATGGACAACAGCAACTGCATCATTACTCTCGGTAACCTCGGCACGTTGCTCACACGCAAACTGCCGATGTACTGGACGCAGCAAGCGTGCTCGCAGGTTCTATACGGTCCACGCTGTCGCGTGAGTAAGGCAGCCTTCACACATCCTGGACTGGTAGTCACAAACGTCACGGGTCGTCGCATCGACATCTCCGGATTGGCAGCTATCGTCGGTGATGACACCACGTACTTCGTTGAAGGCATCTTGAAGACCGCTGACGGTCGGTCTGGTGCGATTGAAGAACAGGGTGACGGCTTCATCGTGGTGCGTCGCTTCGTGGATGGTCTCGAGCCAGATGACATCGTCACACTGATAGCCGGGTGTTCTCGTACAGCCTTTACATGTGATGAGCGGTTCTCTAACATTCAGAATTTTGGCGGTGAGATCGGCATGAAGGAGCGCAATCTGTGGGAAGGCGCTGGCATCGTACAGCAAGCAACTGAGGGACAAGAAGACTAATGGCCTTTAACTTTCTCGCAGCAGCGGTCGTCTTCGTTCTATCAACAGGTGTCAACCTGTTGCTCGGCAAGCCGCGTGTGCAACGCCCGAAGCCAGAGAAGTTTGAGATGGTGAAGGCGCGCGAAGGGTTAGTTGTGCCACAAGGCTACGGTCGGTTTGTGGTACCACCTAACATCGTGTGGTGGGGCGACGTAGAAGTCACACAATTCGTTGTAGGCTCATTCAGCTACAACGCGAATGTGGTGGGTACACTTGCGCACGGACCGATGACGAAACTTTACGACATCATCATCGGCGAGAAGAGTCTTCGCTTCGAGCCCGTCACCCGCGGGCAAGGTAGTGACAACGCTGCTACGCAAGTCATTGATCCGCCGCTACTGACAGATGGGTATGAATTTACTGATCCTGATGCCGCGGTGGAGTTCACAGTCCACGCACGACAGATGTTCGGAGGGAACACGAAGGAAGGCGGTGTTGAAGGCCTGCTCACGATGTTTCCGGGTGGTCTCGACCAGCCGGTTGGCGATCTCACTCGTGCGTACATGCAAGCCCAAGGCTTTACGGATGGCACACGTCGACCTGGCATCTGCTACTTCGAGGCTGGTACGGCAGACGAACCGTTTTATTGGGGCACGTCACCCAATCCACAGAACATTAAGTTCGTACTGCAATACATCCCGCGTGCGTTGTTCGATATGGATCTCGATGAAGGCTATACCTCACCGAAGATTGGAGAGGATGCCAACCCCATCGAGGTGATCTACGACATTCTCACAAGCGGTCTACGCGGGATGGGATTGCTCTCTGAGTTTATTGACCTAGAGAATCTCTCAGCCGCGGCGAAGACTTGCTTCATTGAAGGCTTAGGCGTCTCGTGTCTGTTCAACGATCAGAACGAAGGCGCAGACATGATCGAGGACGTCCTAAAGCACATCAACGGTGTTCTGCGATGCAATCCGTTGACGGGTCTCTTCGAGATCAAGCTTGCTCGCGCGGACTATAGTCTCTACGCGCTGCCACGAGTCACGAACAAATTGCACGGTGCGAGCTACGGAAACGCGCACGACATCAAGATCGGAAAGTCTTCTGGTCGCGACCTGATCAACGATCTGGTGCTTACGTTCAGAGAGTTCCGTACCGGGCCGCATGGCACAGTCGAGAACGAGATCCTAACAACGTCGCTCGAGTACAATAGCTTTAATCGAGCAGTGTACCGAACGAAGTCGTACCCGATCACAGACTATCAAGTGCGAGCGGATGGCGTATTGCTTACGAACTTTGATGACTACGCGGTATTACCTGATCAGGGCTACGTGTACATCAAGGGTGAGGGTGCTGCGGAGGAAGGCGCACAGATCACAATTGACTATCTCGCGAATGCGGTTCCGGGTGGGCCGGTTGAGGCGACAGCGCGGGCGCAGCATCTCGCTGATGTAGATGAGAGTGGCGAGGTTCGTCACGACTCATATGACTACGGGATGTACACCGATAAGCTTAACGCAAATCGGCAGGCTTCGCGCTTGATGCAGATGCTCGGTGAGACGTGGTATCAAGCGACGTGGAAAATGGATAAGAGCGGTCACACACTCGCGCCGTGCGATGTCGTTCGACTCTACTACGTTGAGACAGATGCTGATGGCGCGGAGCTCATCATCCTTGAAGACGTCCCGTTCCGCATCTTAGAGATAGACGCCGGCGGTCTCGAAGAACGTGAGATCACTGTCACGGCGATGGAGGACATCTTCGGTGATGACATCTTACCAATCATTCCGCCCGGCGCACCGCCGATCGGTGTAACGCGCGTCGCCCCAGACATAGTCATAAGTCAAACACCGACGAGCTCAATTACGATCTGTCTCTTTCCGGCGGATACGAACTTCAACATTGAGATCCAACGCGCGACGGACAGCGCTGGCGGCGGAGCTTTGACGCTCTCGTCTTCACTGCCAGGAACGACGACATGCGCGACCGACACACAAGACGTTGATACAATAATGTATTATAGAGCTCGACTGGTTCCGTCGTCAGCGCAGCCTGGTTTTGTTGCCGGTGCTTGGACGTCTTGGATTGAGATGACAGGCGTCGCTGGCACACCCGGTTCTTGTGATTGTACGATCCCGACGATCGTGACCGCGCGGACTGAGTCGGGTGGCTCGGCAACACTCACGTTGACGATCACCGACCCGCAAGAGCGCGTCTCGAAGGTGGAGTTTAAGACGCAACAGGGCGCTCTGCCGGAATCGGCGTGGTTCGAAGATGTCGCAGCGCCGTACACAACGAGTGTCGCACGCGGTTCAGGTGAGACAAGTGTGATTAGCTACCGCGTCACGTACTTGAATTGCAGTGGTGCAAGCGTGGTAGATCTGACGGGAACAGCGACCTTCCCGGTCGCAGTCACGG